TGGAATACCGATAATCGCGCACAGACGTATAGCAGTCGAAAGTTTCATATCACGCGACTTTGTGAACCGATAGACCTGCTGCGTTTTGATGTCCATCCTGCGAGCGATAGACGCCATCGTGATATCTCTGCTGCGGATTATTTTTCTGAGAGCGTAGCCAGCGTTAAAATGGGACATCAGCATCCACCATTGATTGTTTCGGTTCTTTTTTTGTTTCTTGTTTCGGTTCTTCTTTCGGCTTTACTGCAAGTGAAAAGAACTTTCCTTTCGCACCCTCTTTGATCCAACCGTTTAACCAATACTCTTTCCCCTCAACAGTGATCGACCCCGTATATTCAGGATGACTGTCACTGGTCTTGCGTAGATTCTTCCCAAGTATTCCTGAGTTATCATATTTCATTTTCTACCTCCAAAAGTTCAGATTGCCGCTTGATTGCTTGCAGTGCCAGATTCCATCCCTCTATTACAAATCCCCTAATGACAGGACTTTCATCCTCCCATTTCTTGCCAGTTTGTTCTTGGTACATAAATTCAAGCAAGGTCATTTAAGTACCTCACTCTGCGAATTGATTTCGTGGAGCATCTTCATGAGAAGATGTAACAGTGTGGCCTGATACTTCCTGTCAGCCTCTACCCGAACGATCAAAGGTCGCATGTCAGGGTGGAATGAAATGAAGTCACACCACGGCCTGCCAGTTACAAGAAGTTGACCCTGGACTTGTGGCATGTATTTAGAAGGCATAGCACCATCCCTCAGATACTCCACATGAGTCCACGGCATCGGACACTTAATCTCCACAATGCCATCACCCACCAAACCATCTGGTGAACAGCCAAAGTCGTATTCCTCATGTAGACAGAACCCGACCTCCTCGACAGGCCCAGCGATCAAGGAATAATATTCCCTCGCCTGTGGTTCCAGCTCTGTACCTCTTTGCATTGCCGCATTGGGTTCATCCGAGTCACAGGGTTTCCCCATGATTTTTTCAGCGATCAACCGATTGATATAACCATCAATCTGAGTAGAAGGTTTACCAAGGGGAGTTATTATCTTTTCGAAGTTACTGGCAGACGGTACACCCAGCCGAGCAGCGTACCATTCAGGGGTTCTTTGAGCGTGCGGCAGAATTCTCATTTACCACCTCTTTTCTTTTCGAGTGCAAAAATAGCTTGCTCTAAATCCTTCTGGCGGAGCATGTCAATGCACTCCACTTTGAAGTAGCGGCAGAACGCGATTACGTCCGACTCAGTTTCCGACAACAGTTCACTGACCTTACGCGCCTGTTCAGGCGTTATGTAAGCGTCTAGACGGGCCTGTTCAGCCGGTGGCAGGTCTTCACCTGCGTAGATGTAGTGACCTAGCCCATAAAGCGCCAGACACTTTACTAAACACCGCATCATTGCGGTATTCACTGCAAATGAATCTGGATTGGAGATAGCCTTGTTCCGGTGATCCATGACGGGTAGCCACATCCGGCGGCTGCACTCCCCTATGGAAACGGTGCAGAAGACCATCACAGTACCGTCAGAAAAGCTCTGTGGAGTATCGAAGGTGTAGTTAGCCTCTGGATAGTGATCCATGAGAACACCCCATGCCCATGCCCAGCTTAGATACGTAAGATTGTTCTTTTTCTCGACATGCGCCGAGACATCAATTGCTGATAAGGTAGTCCAGATTTGTTTGTACATTTACAAGCCCTCGCTTGGTTAAGGAAGGCCAATAATATACGAATTCGGAGACTTGTAAACTGTTTTATTTGTTATTATGGCACAACTACGACAAAAACAGCGCCTGCTCTGCCAGCCGGCGCCGGGTCAGTCCAGGTAATATCCTGCCCCCACCCTTGTTCCACTTCACAAACTCATCCGCTGCTGCCTCATACTCCCCCCGGTTGTACTTCATCCGCAAGGTGCTAGATTGCAGACTGCCAAGGCCCACGTTGAAAGAGAAGGAAACCAGAGCGTCAAAGTGTGCTTGGCTATTAATAGCGCTAGGGCAAAGTCTAAGTACACCGCTCTCAAACCGAGTAAGATCACTTCTAAGAATCGCATCAATCCCACCGTCACTCCAAATTTTGTCATGTTCGGGTCGTAGTGGGTACGCGCTCCGCTCTTCCAGTTTTAGCTTCGCTTGCTCTGGGTACAGAACGTGACCGTAACCAATCGTCCAGAGCAGCGCAGGGCAGGAGTATGGCTTATTCCTTTTACCTTCGTGGTGCTTGATGACTTCAACAGCAGAGTCACTCACTTTCATTTTTTGAACGCTTGGCTACCAAAGTGGAACGCTACAATGCTTGACCAGATGATCTGAGTCTCTTCATCCCACAGCAGGGCCATTGCGTCTTGGAACTCAACTCCTGTCTGGATGGCATAGTAGAAGCCGAACCCATCGACAGCGCATAGCAGCATGAACATGCCGTAGGTAATCAGTGGGCGGACTAGCGCACGAAGGTTAACCACCCAAGTCGAAGCACCACGGCCTATCTCGATATCGTGGTTGAGCAACGCGGCCTGCTGCGAAGCTGCTGTTTTTACAAAGATGGCCTCGTTCTTGATCTCTTCCATCTTGGCCTGCGCAATGTAGCCACGTTCAGCCATCTCAAGCTCGCGCTCTTTCGCAGCTTGGAGCAGCAGCAGTTCGTGCTTCTTATCTTGTCGGTCTTGGAAGAAGTCCAGCAACTTGGGCAGGCCGCCGGCCAGAAACGAAATAACTGTGGAGAGTAGAGTCAGCATTATTTAACCTTTTCAAATAGCCACATGGATACTGCAACAGGTACTGCAAAAATAATTACAATCAAGACCACCGCGATTGCATTTTGTATGGCTTTGGCCCTGCGTCTACGCTGAAGCATGGCAGTGCGTTCCCGGCCTTCCGTGATCTGCCTACGCTCGGTCATCATCTCGCGGTAAGAATCAACACCAAAACGCAACACGATTAGCTCGCGCAGTTCGCGTTCTTGCTGTTCAATCTTTTTCCTGCGCATAAGGTTCTCCATCGCCTGCTGCTCAACGGAACCCTTATGTAACAGCTTCTTGAAAAGTGGAGGATCACGGGATTCCTGTTCATGCTGCTTTAAATCCGCACACGCCCCTAACCATGTTCCCAGCTGCGAGCCTACGTCCTCAATCTCGCGGCCAGTTTCAACCGCCCGTTTGAGGAAGTTGAAAGCCGCCGAGGCAGTGGCAAACGCTGTGATCGGGTCAAGCACAACATCACTCCGCCTTCATCGTCGTAATATCGTCACCCTTGCGTACGGTCACTTTTCCATCCTCTACATCCACGCGCATCGGAGGCTCTTTCTCAGCAAGTTTGGCGATCAAGTGCTGGATAACCTCAAACTCAGGGCGATCAGGTTTCTCTTGAGTTCCGGCAATGCCGTTCATCATGTTGATCAGTGCAACCAACGCACCACCGACCATCGTCATTACAGCAGTGATAGCAGACTCAGTGAGGAAGTAGGACGAGCCAACACCGATAAGCACAATAGCTGTGATATACATCAAGCCGTACTGGCCTATGGCTTTGCCAGCGACTTCTTTTGCGGATTCGTAGCGTTCGGGATTCTCGTCGCTCATTTGTCTGCCTTCTTGTCTAGTTTGCTAAACACTTTGTCGAAGTTGGCGTTCATCTCTTGCCGCAGAAGGTGCATGTCCTGGCGGAACTCCTCACGACTAAGCAGCGCAGCTTGTTCTCGCTGGAGAGCTTCGATCTTCCGATCCTGCTCCCGGTTGTCGTCGCGGGTCGATTTCACAAAGTAGGCAACCACGCCGCCTGCTGCTGCTATTAGTGCGTCGATGATGTTTGAGTCGGGCATACAATTCCTTACACTATTAAGCCGTCGTTTCGTTTAGTCGTTCTGCCCTCTAACGCCCTGCCCTTGATCGTTGTCTCTTCTCTGCTCTCAAACACATTGTATGCGTAGACACCCATCTGGTGGATAGGAAACAGGTCAGCCCGAATCAGCATATCCAATGAAGTGCAGATACCCATCTTGATTACATAAGACAGAAGGTTCTTCGCTACAGCAGGGTCAATCGCATACGCATGAGCACGGCACAGGAAGTGATAATTCTCACCCTCAGTCGCGTGTGGTGGCGTAGCGGATGCCTGCCAACCAAGTTTAACCTGTTCGTGCGAGCCTAGATAACAGATCGAGTTAAACACAGCGTGTTGCGTGTAGGGCTGCAACATTAACGAGTCATGTTCCAAGATCACCAGAGGCTTGTCTTCCAACACGCACTTAGCCCACAGGCTTATATGGCTCAATGCACAGGCTACCTCGCCACGGGTTAGATAGTGGTCGGTGACCTTGATGCAGTCCATGATTGCATTGTGGTGAGCCGGTGCTTTGATCTTGTCAGCAAGACCATCATAGGCATCCCAGAACTCGTAGGGCTGGCCTACCTTCTCGCATGACACAGCACACCGCTTCGCCTTTTCTTCAGAGGCTGCATTGCCCACAACACGGATGATGTAGGCTTTGGATGGTGTCATGTCATACGAGTAGTTCAGTCTCACAGTGCATCCAATTGCTCATGCGTAGTGGCTGCGTTTATTGCAGTCACGC